CCTCCCGATTGTCAGTGAATGGAATCCGAAAGGAATAGATCGTGCGATCGCTGACTTCAAGAAGTTAGAAACGAACGGCGAGAGAGCAGCATTCGCCATCAAGAAAGCAGCAGTTCCGGCAGGCCTCGCTCTCGCAGCTCTCGGAGCTGTCGCTGTCGCATCAGTAAAAGCATTCGCAGAGGACGAAGTCGCTGCAGCAAAACTCGCCAAAACACTTGAGAACTCGGCAGGCGCTACCGATAACCAAGTGAAATCGGTAGAGAATTTCATCACCAAAACTTCAATAGCTGCAGCAGTCGCGGACGACGAACTACGCCCAGCACTTGACAAACTCGTTCGAGGCACTGGAGACGTCACAAAAGCTCAAGACCTCCTCGGTCTCGCTCTAGACATCTCTGCCGGTACAGGAAAAGACCTCAGCGCTGTCTCCGACGCTCTCTCAAAAGCATTCAACGGGCAACTAGGACCACTGAAGAAACTGAGTCCAGAACTCGCTGCACTCATCAAGAGCGGAGCAAGTACCGACGAAGTATTCGCAGCTCTCGGCAAAACCTTCTCTGGTCAAGCTTCAACTGCAGCAAATACCACCCAAGGCAAAATGAAATCACTCGGAATTCAGATGGGCGAATTTAAGGAGTCCATCGGAGCGATCATCGCACCGCTCGCCATGAAGCTGATCCCAGCTCTGCAGAAATTCGGCGACTGGGCTCAAGATCACAAAACCGTGATCGTCATCATTGCCGGAGTGATCGCAGGAATCGCGACAGCAGTCCTTCTAGTGAATGGAGCGATGGCAGCATGGAATGCACTCCAAGCGGTCACAGTTGCCGTGAACGCTGTAACAACAGCATCATTCTCGGCGCTGTGGGTCGCCACTGGTGCAGTCGTCATCCTCGCAGTCATCGCAGCCCTCATCGCACTACAAGTCAAATTCGACATCTTCGGAAAAGCCATCGACGGCATAAAAGCAGGCTTCGACATCATGTGGGGAGCCGTAAAAGTTGTTTTCAACTGGATCAAAGACAACTGGGAACTCTTACTCGCGATCATTACCGGACCGTTCGGTATCGCAGCTCTTGTCGTCATCAAGTTCAAGGACGACATCATCGGCTTCTTCTCAGCGATCATCTCATGGGTAACGAACAACTGGAAACTCATCCTCGCGATCATTACAGGACCGTTCGGACTCGCATTGTCAGCGATCCTCTTCTTCAAAGATTCAGTGATCAAAGTCTTTGACGGTCTGAAAGATCTTGCAGGGAAGATCTTTGACGGAGTCGGAGGAGCATTCAAGGGAGTCATCAACGCGGTCATCTCAAACCTTGAACGAGGACTCAACTTCGCCATCAAAGGCCTGAACATCATCCTTGACGGAATCGACAAAGCTGCAGGCCCTTGGATCAACTTTGACTCAGTACCAGAAGTCAGCCTCCCTCGCTTAGCGTCTGGCGGAATCGTAATGTCTCCTACAGTCGCCCTAATCGGCGAGGCAGGACCAGAATTAGTCATACCGCTGAATCGTGCCGGCGGAATCGGCGGTAATACGACAGTGAACGTGAATGTCAATGGCGGAGATCCGAATCAGATTCTCCGTATTTTGCAGCAGTACGTTCGTCAGTCTGGACCGTTGCCGATCAACACTCGAGCGATGTAATGCCGAAGATCAGCTGGTCGCTCCGTAGGTCCTCTCCATCTTTTGTTGATGTAAGTACAAGCGTTCTTTCGTTCTCATATTCGCAGGGCCGACAGAACTATCTTGATCAGTACAGCGGAGGCACACTGAATGTCACCTTGAAGAATCAGACCGATGTCGCGCAGTATTTCACATTCAATTCGGTCTGGTATATCTTTGACGCCGACTCGGGAGAGGCACAGTACTTCTGGCTCCAAGACATCAACTTCAACGATTACCCCGGCAACACTGGACTCTCCACGATCACAGTCGCCCTCGTAGATGTGCTCGCCCGTAACGGTCGCAATGTCGTCTCAAGCGTCACTCTCGCTCAAGCAGCAACTATCACTCAGCTTCAGACTCTGTGGCGTACAGCTCCCTACCAGATCGGCGACTTGCAAGGTTCCGGAGCAGGATCATCTACAGCTGCAGGAATCACCTACTCGGGCTCAATGCTGAACTATCTGAACTTGATTGACGCGACCGAGAAAGGACTGCTCAACTTCTATCAAGCCCAAACAAACATGATTCCCAGATCTTCAGTCTCCTCATCGGTCTCTGGGATGAGCTTCACTCGAAACGCTGCAAGCAGTACAGCGATCTCATACTTCGCGTTCGGTCACGATAAAGCAGGCCTGAACTTCATGAATAACGTGACCGTAACTCCAAACGGACTCGCTGCACAGACCGCCACAAACTCAACCTCACTCGCTGCATACGGCAACGCTCAGCAGTCAGTCTCAACAGTGGACTTTGATACGACTCAAGCTCTTGGACTTGCAGAATGGCTATCAAGTAGCCAAGCCGATCCTGAAGCCCAAACATGGTCACTGACGTTCCAAGACTTGTCACAAGACACGACAGCACTCACAAACTTTCTGATCGCGTTCTACGGGACAGGAGGATCAGCGAAAAGACTCTGGGATCTCGTCTATCGAGTCCCCGGAGCAGCAGCTGACACGACCGTTCTCGTCGCCATTGAAGGAATCACAGTAAACGCCTCACTAGACCAAACGACCTTCACCGTGTATTTCTCGCCGGCTACCTACTATCAGTTCTTCACACTTGACTCATCAACATTAGGTATCTTAGATACCAGTCGCCTCGGCTGGTAAAGGAGCATTCATGGCTATCAACCCGAACACGAACTTCACCGCTGGACTTGTTTTGACAGCTGCACAACAAAACCGATTCCCTCGTGGCGTGATGGCATTGGCAACTTCAACGACTACTTACACCCTAACGACAACTGAAACTATTGCGACCGGCATGACTGCCACCTTTACAGCGGTCGCAAGTCGTTACTACAAGATCACTTATTTTGAGCCACAAGCACAAACTGCAACACCTTTGTCTAACACCACGCTCACAATTAGACAAACTAATGCAACTGGCACGGTGTTGAATAACACTATTCAATATAAAGAAGCGGCAACACTGACTCAAGCTGGAATGATCTGTATTAGTAATAACACGTTTGCAGCTGGTTCAGTCACTGTCGTCGGTTGCGCGAAAGTCAGTGTTACAACAGGCGCGCCAGCCCTAATTCGTGATTCAACCCGTACTGCTTTCATACTTGTAGAGGACATAGGCCCAGCATGATCTATCAACTAGAAAACGATGAAAACGATAACTTAAAAATTATGCGAATGATTCGAGATCAACTGCTCAAAGACTCCGACTGGACTCAACTCCCAGACGCGACTTGTGACCGTGAAGCATGGAAAACCTACCGCCAAGCCTTGCGAGACTTCCCAGCCACATGGACCGAAGGCCCAACCGCCGAATTCCCAGATACGCCATGAAAACACTAGTAGTCATTGCAGCTCTCGCCATCGGTCTAATGCTTGTCGTCACTTCATGCAACGACCAAACTCGAGACAACTGCACAACTCATTCATCATCGGCAAGGTGTAACCCGTGAAAAAATTTACTAACTCCGAGATCAAAGCCAGACTGATCCTGATCGTCGGCATCACACTCTCAGCTACTTTCGTTCTCAGCACCGCCTCGCTACTGTACGGACTGCTCTTCGTCGTGCAACCACTAGAAGTGTCACCAAATGACGAATCGGCATGGTCACTATTGTCTCCGATGATGCTCTTCCTCACTGGAGCGCTCTCAGGAATTCTCGCCTCTAATGGCCTCAAGGACAAGGACAAAGATAATGACAGCTAGACCGTACACAGGTAACGCTGACGGCAACCATCCGACACCTCGAGCAGGGACGAAGCGATTCGTAGAGTTCTGTGAGTTCTTGTTCGGCGTAAAAAACATTGGTATCTATGCGAATCGTCCGATGCGATCAGGCCCGCAGCTGAGCGTTCATGCGACATGGCGAGCAACAGATCTCAAAGGAACAAAAGCCCAACGGAAGGAACTCGTGGAGTTTCTTTTCGCTCACCGTGACGATCTGAACATTGAAGAGATTCATTCATACGATGGTGTAGGCGTACCGTTCCCGACTGACAAGTGGGGAGCTGGCTTCCGATCCTCGCGCGACAATTGGCTCAAATATACGATCAGCCGAAATGCCGGCACTCCTCAGGCCGATTGGGTACACGTGGAAATATCGCCTCTCATGGCAGATTCCCCAAAACTGGTTGAGGAAGCGTTCGCTCGAATCTTCGCCTAATGACTTGACATCGGATCCTAGATTCGGTCAGATGTTCCAGCCAATAGAGCACAGCAACCGCTGAGCCCCGACACTGGAGGCAATATGAATCCATTCAAATTCCTAGCGTTAGTTGCGTTTGGTTATTTTGGTCTGGTGGTGGTTTTCGGCAATGATGCCGGCAACATAGATCCACCGATCGTCTCGGTCCCTCAGACGATCCAGATCGTGCCTCTGAGCGATGAGCAGATCGCAGACCGTAACGCTGAGATAGCTCAACAGATCGCAGAAGAGAACGCGACCATCTACGATGAGCCCGTAGAGACCACTACGACGCTTGTACAGCTCGCCGAGATAGATTCAGACACTAAGTGTCAAGAATGGCTCCCGCTCGCTGTAGAGATGGGATGGCCCAATGAGACCGAAGTTCTTCAGACGCTCGGACGCGTCATGTGGAAAGAATCGCGCTGTCAAGCCTTGGCAGTGAATGACAAGTCAGGCGATCACGGGCTCACTCAGATCAACCAGATTCACGAAGAGTGGCTCGCTGAGATGGGCTGGACACTTGACGATATGGCGATCCCATCCTCAAATCTTCGTTTTGCATTCCTTCTGTGGAATGCACGTGAGGAGGACGGTCTCTGTGGATGGCAGCCTTGGAGTATCTCGTGCTGACTTGGCAACAAGAAGCAGCGTGTCGCGATCTGCCCGTGAACTGGTTCTTCCCTGAGCAAGGCCCAAACGCTTGGAGTGATCTTCGTAGAGCTGTCGCTGTATGCGAATCCTGCCCAGTGATAGAGGACTGTCTCAAGTATGCGCTTACCTTTGAGCCTCGATCCCTTCCGGGCATATGGGGAGGCACTTCGGAGAACCAGCGACGAGGGATGCTTATCTCTGACAGACCGATCATGTAAGGTTCGGATTATCCCACTAGGAAGGATTATCCATGAACGACCCCGACGGTATGGTTCAGACAATTCGTGAGCAAGAAAAGCACATCGCAGATCTTGAGCTTCGGTTGAAATTACGAGACAAGAGAATTCTCTGGTGGCAAGGTATGGCCTCAGATCTCTACGACGAGCTCATCGGCTTCTATAAGCCCGACAGCGATCCGTTCGGATCTATTACGACCACGATCAACAGATTCGAGGAAGCGGTCAAGTATGAACCTCAGTGACTATGTGGATGTACCGACACGCTTCGCAGCTCTACTCGCGAAGTGGCCCGAGCTCCGTATCAAGGAGCATCGCCCAGAGATCGTCACGATCGGCGACAAGACTTTCATCTCGGTCACGATGCAAGGATGGCGAACTCCCGACGATCCGATTCCATGTCAAGCGACTTGTTATGAGCCGTTCCCCGGCAAGACCGCATTTACTCGCGATTCAGAGCAGATGAACGCGTCCACCTCTTGTCTCGGACGCTTGGCGGGCTTGATGATGTCGTTCCCGAAGATGGCCTCACTCGAAGAAGTGCAGAATCGTCAGACTCAACCAGCGACCGCTAAACCTTGGACGGCATCAGAAGGACAGAGACGACTACTTCGCGCTCTCGGTTATGCCGGCGAGATTCCTGATGGGCGTGTCGCGTTCGAGTCACTGGTCGCTGACCTGAAGTCAAAGAAAATGACTGATGGAGAAGCGTTCTGATGATTCGAGTTCAAGTCACCGACCGTCTGATCGCTGAAGCGGAGGAGCTTTTCCAGCCGATGCTGAAACTGCCCAGATCTGAACCGATGCCTCTTGAGCGTCGGATGATCGGCGCGCTCGGCGAGATCGCTGTCATTGACTACTGCTGGACAAACGATCTTCTTGTGTTCAAGAACGCTGACCTGACGTCAGACCTCAAGCTGTACACGGGCCAGACGATAGAAGTCAAAACTCAGAAGGTCACGACAGAACCTCAAGAGCATTATCGAGTCCTCATGGAATCAAGATGTGAACAGACCGAGATCTCAGACTTCATCTTCTTCACTCATCTGCAATATGTCGCCGGCAAACCTGAAGCAGTGTGGCTCATTGGTGGATGCTCTTGGGATAAATTTTGGAGGCTTTCTCAGAGACATCTTCAAGGATCGCCGATGATGCGCCACTATCCCGACGGCAACGAGGTCGCGAATGGCAGATATTTTACTCACGACACGAACCTTCTACCGATCTCACAGCTCGCACCTCCAAGCGCGACGCTGAAACATTTCAAGTCACTACAAGAGAAAGAAGAAATAAAATGAGCCCCGAAAAAATTACTACCGACTGGATGCAGCCGATCAGACCGATGAGAGTCCTCTTCAAGACCTCAGAGACCGCTCGTCATCATGTGTACATCTTCGCCGTCCGTACCATTGGCGAACAGATGGAATACCTGACGATAGACGGCATCTTCATCAGCGCCCTCTCCAAGAGCGTCATGTACTGCGAGACAATGATTGAGAACAACTGGACGAGGCTCGGATGATTCAGTATCAAGTGATCTCCATGTATCGAGTCGGTAATCCTCGGAAACTGACTCAGAGTCAAGCGTCAGAGCTTCACACGAACCCTTCGATCGTGATGACTCTCTTGAACGCCGACCAGCACCTTGACCGCTATGTGAAGGTCATCGTGGACGGTACGGTCGCCGGCTATCAGTCATATCGGGCAGGTAAACGAGTCACGCTGCAGGATGTCTCATGAGCATCTACCGAGCACCGAGACCTGAGTCGAATTGGACACAGATTCGCAACGGCATCATTGACGACCACAGGATCACCTTCAAGGCCACAGCTGTACTGATCTACATCTTGAGCAAGCCTGACAACTGGAGGACCTCTACTAGGCATCTGAGCACTGTCAAGAAGGAAGGGATAGACGCTGTCAGAACTGCCATGACAGAGCTGGAGTGCGCCGGCTATGTGCAGCGCCGAAGGTATCAAGACGAGTCTGGGAAGTGGTGCTATGACACCCTCGTCTATGACACTCCACAGCCTGTGAATAAAACTGTGCGAAACACATCACCGCAGGTCACACCTCGTGAGGATAATCCTGATGGGGATAATGCCGATGTATATCAAGAACTAACTAATAAAGACTATGAGAGAATCCCTACGCGCACTCAAGAAGGAACACACACACCCTGTGGACAATGCAGAGACACAGGATGGAAAGTCATCAAAGGACTAGAACTCGATAAGTGCAGCTGTCTAGTCGGCATGGAGATACATGGCAGGTAACCCCATCTACAGCACCAAACGATGGAAAGAACTCAGGACACAAATACTTGAGAACGACTCCGACTGCCACTGGTGCAGACTCAAAGGTAAACGGATCAAAGCAACACAAGTCGATCACGTTATTGAGATAGACGCCGGCATAGATCCCTACGACGCCTCAAATTTGGTTCCCTCTTGCGCGTCCTGTAACTCGTCCAGAGGAGCACGATATGTGAACCGAAAGACTGCACAAAGAATCCAAAACCGCAAAAACTCCACCGATCTTTCTTTTTTTGACCCAAGCCTCAC